TGAAGCGGGCGAAAGGCGATCAGATCGACATGGCAGTGAAGATCTGCCGGCGAGGCCAGGACCAAGCGGAGATCGAGAAGTTCATCCACTACTGGCTCAAGAAGCCGTACATCGACTACGTATGCGAGGGCCGGCTAATGGTCGACGACAGGAATCCGGAGGGGTTCCGGACGCATCCGTGCATGTACTCCAATCCCATGTTCATGGTGATCAAGTGGGACGGTGCCGTTGTGCCCTGCAGCTACAACGACGAGGCAACGAACAAGGATTATTTCAAGTTCGGCAACGTCGACGGGCCGCATACGCTGCTCGAGATCTATAACGGCGAGAAGATGTGCAAGTTCCGCCACGAGCAGGATCGAGGGATGTTCCGTGGCCCGTGCGCGACGTGTGGTTTTTCTTATACCGGCCGGGGATTCGAAGGCGCCGTGCAGTTCCGGGATCCGGAGCTCCAGTTCAAGGGCGATCCGCGAACGGATAATCCGTGGTATCCCGTCAACTTCCACTCAGACTACTACAACACGTTCTACTCACTTAAGGAGCCGCCGAGGGACGGGGCGAGCTGGAAAATATGATCGTCATGGAATGGGCAGGCAAAGCCGTCTCGAAGAACCGGACGAAAGGACCGGGCAGAGGGCGCCTGGTGAATACCGACGAGTACACGACATTAAAAAACTCCCTCATCCTCGTCTGGCTCGAGCAGATACGGCGAAACAAGTTTATAGAAGCCCAGCTTCCGTTCTCGAGATTTTCCCTTGCGCTCAAGGTTTCGGTGGGGCCCAGGGTAGATCCGCAGAACGTGATTGACGCGGTATTTGATAGCCTCGAGGGAGCCGCCGTCGTGGCCAACGATCGGAGTCTGGACTCATTCTTCATGTTCCCGGCGACGGTCCATGAGCAGGGGAAGCAGGACCGGATCATCGTGATGGTGGATGGGAGGAAGGGATGAAAACCAAAGAAGAATTGGCAGAAGTATATGCCGTGAAGATCAGGGCCTTTTGTGATTGCGGGAAGGAGATACAACCTCAAATATCGGGAGTATTCGCCGTTCCTTATCGCCATGTGTGTGATTGCGGCAAAGATCATTATTTGGACCAGATTTTCCCGCACTACGATATTCGTTGCGGCGATAAAGAAGAATGAAACCAATCATTTTCTCAACCCCGATGGTCAAAGCCATTCTTGAGGGCAGGAAGACGCAGACGCGGCGGGTGATACGATATCAACGCAAAGGTTGGAGATATGCTCATTTGAAAACCGATTTAGGATTCATGGCTTCCATCGGGCATTTGTGGGCAGGATTTTTCATCGGCACCCAAAGTCAATCTCCAGGATATTTTAAGTGTCCCTACGGCAAGCCAGGCGATGAGCTCTGGGTCCGGGAAACTTGGATGCCGGGGGACCCTGCAGGCAACGTGCCGTATTACTACCGGGCTTCAGATCCAGAAATGGGAAAGTGCTTTAAATGGCATCCTTCAATCCACATGCCTCGCAAAGCAGCCCGCATACTCCTCAAAATCACCGATATTCGAGTCGAGCGGGTGCAGGATATAGATAATATTGGCATTCAGGCTGAAGGCACGGAGGGCTTGCATCCGCTTGGCGGTTTGCATGAGCAACAATGGCGACAACGTTTTCATTCGCTGTGGGACTCAATTAACGCCAAGCGCGGCTACCCGTGGGAGAAGAATCCTTGGGTGTGGGTTGTGGAATTCAAAAGAATCGAAGAATGAAATGCCCTAAATGTAATTATTGGATGGATGAGCCCTATGAGGAAGGCGCGGCCGAATACACAGACGGCGGCAGCTATTGGTCAGAATGGGGCACGGCATATTGGTTTGAGGCAATCCTGACATGTGCCAAATGTGGGCATCGGTGGGAAGTACAGGATACGACGATATGAAGCGCAGAGCAAGAATCATCAGCACCTGGCTCGCGGTCGCATGCTACGCCGGCGGAGTCGTGCTCCTCGGCTTCTGGGCCTCCTGGAAGCTGGCGCTGATCATCCTGCTGTTCGGGATCGTGTCGGTGATCAATCAGAGTCTCCGAGATTTGCGAGACGATTGAAACAATAATCATATATTGGAGGAATAGATGAAACCAATTATTGACATCGAGATCGAGAAGATCGAGCCGCACAAGAACAACCGTCAGTACGGTGGATTCAACAACGCGAGGCTGGAGGAGCTGGCCGAGTCCATTAAGTCGCATGGCGTGCTGCAGCCGCTCATCGTGCGCAGGCAGAAGGATAGGGCGGAGTACTATGAGCTCGTCGCCGGCGAGCGCCGATGGCGGGCATCCATGCTTGCCGGCAAGAAGGACGTCCCGTGCTCCGTGCGAGACCTTACGGATATGGACGCGCTGAAGATCCGAGCGATCGAGAATCTGCAGCGGGAGGACTTGCATCCGCTGGATGAGCTGTCGAACTATGAGGAGCTCATCGGCGCCGGCTACAAGCCTGCTCAGATTGCGCATGAGATTGGCAGGTCCACCACCTACGTCTATGAACGTCTCAGGCTCTCTGTACTGCATGAGAGCTGCCTCGAGGCGCTTAAGGAGAAGAAGATCACGCTCTCGCACGCGCTTCTCATTGCCAGGCTGCCAAAAGAGCTCCACGAGAAGGCCTTACCGTTGGCATTCGGATATCAGAAGGAGCTTCGCTCCGTAGATGATTTTAAAATGTTGGCGGAGCAGGAGCTCTATCTAAAGCTCGAAAACGCAGCCTGGGGGCTGGATGACGAAAAGCTCTATCCTGAAGCCGGCGCGTGTCGGAGCTGCTCGAAACGATCCGGGGCTTCGCCCGAGCTTTTCCCTGAGCTCCATAATAGCGATCGCTGTTTCGACGCTGATTGTTTCAAAGGAAAGCAGGACGCGATGGTTGAGCGGCAGCGGGAAGCTCTCAAAGATACGGAGCACATCGAAGTGATGGAATATCCATATAGCGAAACAGAACAGGAACAGGGCGCCGAGCAAATGTGGAACTATGAGGAAGTTGAAGAAGGCACTGAAGGGGCGAAAACAGCACTTAAGGTGTCGGGACCGGAGAAAGGCAAAGTCGTTCACGTAAAGAACAAATATGAGCATCAGTCGTACGAGGAGACTCCGGAGGAGCGGGAAGAGCGAGAGGCTGCGAGCCGGAAGTGGGAGATTGATCGGAAGGCAAATCTTCTTGTAGCCGAGACCATCCGCGAGGAGCTCTGCAAGGACATGAAAGTGTTCATGCCGCAGGTCCTCGAGGCGCACCGGTTCTTTATCTTTCTGCTACTTGGAAATGATCTTTTTAACTTGTGGGGTTATGACACTTCTGATGCGCTCACAGCCGCCGGCATTGATACAAAAGAATTGGCTGAAAAGGTAGAAAATGACAGTGAGGCGTACGGGAAGCTGCTCTATGAAAAACTCTGTGCACTTCCGTTTGAGACTATGCGGACGTTGGCTACTGACATCTTGAGCGACTATGCAACTTACGATAATGAGAATCTTGGCATCCTCTGCGACATGCTCGGGCTTAATCTCGAGGGGATCCAGAAGGAGTCGCGCGAGCTCGCGGAGCTGGAGTACGAGGAAGAGCAGGTCAAGACGGCCACTTGAGATTGTATTAAATAATATACAACTGGGAGGGGAGCTTGATATCTGCAGACGGCATACAGGATTTACTTAAGCTTCGACATTTGGAAGACGTTTACGTGCCTGAGTGTAAAAACGGACCCACTTGGGGCGGCCATCTAAGGCTCGACGGATGGGCGATGAAGCGATCGTGGGCCAGTCCCATGGTCACGGGCTACGAGATCAAGGTCTCGCGCTCCGATTTCATGAATGACGATAAGTTCTATGCATACACCGAGTACTGTAACGAGCTCTATTTCGTGTGCCCCGCTGACCTGATTATGCCGGACGAGATTCCGGACAAGCTAGGTCTTATCTGGGTCTCAAAAAACGCCAAGCGCTTGTACAAGAAAAAGAAAGCCATATACGACGACCATCCGATACCGGAAGAGCTATATCGCTATATTTTGATGGCCAGAACGGTCATCAAACGGCCGTGGAGTATCCGGTTGGGCGAGTTGAGCAGCGAAGAGAGAGCAATGTATTTCCAACGATGGCTTGAGACCAAGGAGATCAACCACGAACTGGGAGCCCGGGTATCAAGGACGTTATCTCAGGCAATAAAAAAGCGGATCTTCGAGGTGGCGGACCGGAACGAGCAGCTTCGACGAGAAATTGAGTCGTTTCAGGCCATCAAAGACATGGTCGTACAACTCGGGCTCACACCAGGATACGTGGCATATTTGACAGGCGACAGATTCCGGCAGGAGCTCGACAAGTTGATTAACGGATCTCTCGGGAAATATGTGTGGCGGATTTCTGAAGCGCAAAAAACACTCGCTGAGCTGAAAGCGGAAATCGAAAAGCTCAGCCTTGAGCTGCCTTAATGGGAGGGGAGTTTTGAAACGGTTTACTGATACAGAACTCTGGGAACGTCCCTGGTTTCGCAAGCTGTCGCCGGCGGAAAAAGAAGCTTTCAGGTATATCAAGGACAAATGCGACAACGTCGGCGTGTGGATCCCTGATTTTGAAACCGCGGAGTTCAAAATTGGCGAAAGCGTGGATTGGGACACGCTGCCAGATCGGGTTAACAGCAATATCCACGTTCTTGAATCGGGAAAGTGGTGGATTCCGGATTTCTGCGATTTTCAGTATGGTGATCTGAGTGAAGGCAGTAGGAATAATGCGCACATAAGCTATATAAAGCTGCTGAAAAGGCACGGCCTCTGGCCCCTCCGAGAGCCCTCCGAGAGCCCTCCGAGACCCCTCGAAGAGGTCTCCGAAGGGTCTCCGAGTCCTCTAAAAGACCCTAAAGAGAACTCTCTTAGCCCTCTCCGAGGGCCCCAAGAAAAGGAAAAGGAAAAGGAAAAGGATAAGGATCTAGAAAAGGATAAGGAAAAGGAAGAGGAAGAAGAAGACGCGCGCGCGCATGAGAACGCTAAATACATTCCTCTCGCCGAAAAGCTCATCGGTCGTATCAGCCAGAATGATCCGGATCACTTCAAAAATAAAAATGCTGAGAAAATCGCCCTTACCTGGGCAAACGATATCAGGCTTCTTGTGGAACGAGACGGGCGCTCGCCTACGCTCGTCGAAAAAGTCATCGACTGGTGTCAATCCGACACATTCTGGAAAACGAATATCCTCAGCGCTGGCTCGCTTAGAAAGCAATTCGCAAAGCTCATGATGCAGATGAAAACAGACAAAAAAGCCCGCGCATCACCGCAGTACCTGAATCGCAAGGTCAAATGTCCGGCCTGTGGTAGAGAGCTCGTGGGAACAATGGCCGCGTGCCCGCGATGCGGGTTGGAAAAAGGGCAGTTCAAGAATCCAAAGGCCATTCGAGAGGCGAAGGAGCTTCTTTCGAGGAGGGGAAATCAATAATGTCTAATGAATCATTTTCAGAATGGGCGGTGCTTGAGCTCATGGGGCATCAGAGAAAAAAATGAGTAGAGGTATTGCAATCCAGAAATACGTTTTTGAAATGTACGGCGGCAGGTGCGCTTACTGTGGCAAAAAAGTATGGTTGAATTGTGACGCTGCCCGTCCAGAACGCCTAGATGCAAATTTCCTGATGCACATTGATCATCTTGTTCCGATGTTCAACGGGGGAATAGATGAGATAAAGAACCTTATGCCATCTTGCCGCAGCTGTAATTGCCGTAAGGGAACCAACACTCTTGAGAGATTTCGATATCTTCACAAAGCGCGTATGCTTGGCGCTCCTGTTTTTAGCAAAGAGCAGATTGCTTGGCTGAAAGGAATTGGGGTAGATATACTCGCTTATATATCTGCGCATGACGTGCAATTTTATTTTGAAACGGTGGAAGCGAAACATTTGGCGAGGAGGGAAAATGAGTGAATACGAGATATTTAAAGACCGTCTCAAAGCCGGCGCCGAGAGCGTGAAGGAGCGGGGACGGTTCCCGTTCATCATCAACAGCGTGAAGAACTATGCGAGGATCGAGTGGGCGGCGGAGCGCCACGACCTAAACCTGCAGCTGGGAGCTACAGGCCCTGCGCTCGTGCTTGGATCCGGGCCGTCGCTGAGCTGCGCACTTCCGCATCTCAAGGAGCTCAGGGCGAAAATGGAAGCCCCGATCTTCTGCACGCCCTCGCAGATGTGGATGTTGTTTTACAAATGGCAAATTGTGCCCAATTACGTCGTAGTCCATGATCCGTGGCCGAACACAGCCGCGTATCTGAGCAAGGACATCCCCGCGGCAGCCGGTGTTTCAATGGCGAATGCGACGTTTCTCATGCATCCCGGATGTACCTCGCCGGTCTTCGACTTCCCAGGGTTCCCGGACGAGACCAAGGTGTACCTGCTCATGGAGGATCCGTTTAACCCGGAGTCCGGAGGCGGACCTCTTCAGCAGCTGCAGATGTATGCTTTCGGCGAAAACAATAGCTACATGAAGCATCCGCTCATCCATGCCGTGGCAATATGCCCGGGCACCACGCTGCAGGCGGCGATCCTGGCAACCTACATGGGCTACAGCCCGATCTACTTCATCGGCTATGACCTGTGCTACTGGAAGCACAAGCCACGGACGCCGTCGCTGTTTCCCGATGGCACAACAAACAAGATTGCCGCCAACCTGGCCGACGGCAGCCCGCCGCGGGACAACGATCATATCGGCATGTCTGAGTGTGGCTTTGAGGCCTTGACTGCGATGATCTACGAGAAAATCACTGTGCTCAGGTACCAGCTTGAGTTCGGAGGCCTGCGCATGATCGAGGTAGTCGCAGAGGATACACCAGGCAATTTGCAGTGTCTTCCCCGTGTCAGCTTGGACTCACTTTTGGGCGGTAAAATGCCTGGAATCGACAATTTGCAGACACAAACTGAAATTCATGCCTATTTTCAGGCACAAAACATGAAATTTTCGACGAATTTTCAAGAAAAAGCTAAAACCTTATAAAACTCGTGCCGATAAAGTGGGCAACAGACCATCAGGACCGGGAGGGGCCTTTTGGCAGATTCGTTAGGAAACGTTAAGAAAAATCCACTGACACCTCGAGAACAGATCTTTTTCCAGGCCTACATAGCGGGGAAATCAGAGACAGACGCTTATCTCTTCGTTAAGCCGGAATGCTCGCGTGAAGTAGCTTCGGTTGGCGGTTCTCGCATGCTTAAACGCATAAAAAAAAAGCTGACTGGAAGACGAAGCTTGCAGCTGCCAACATGGGCGAGGAGCGACTTCTTGAGGAAATTCATAAGCGACTCAATGCGAAGGTTACGAAGTTCCATCAGGATAAGAGTCTTGGCCAGTTTGAGGACAACACGACTCGCATGCATGCTACGAAACTGCTGGCAGACATGCACGGTAAGACAAAAACCGAGAGCTCACTATTCGGCGAGACCGGGCCACCGGCAAGAATCCAGATTGAATATATCAACGAGGCAGAAGATGAGGATAATGCCAAGAGTCAGGATTAACGGCGTATACCAACAGCTCGAGAACGTTCGTGAGCGCTACATGATTATCTACGGCGGCCGGCGGAGCTCCAAATCATGGTCAGTTTCACAGCTGTTGGTCAGGCTCGCGATCGAGAACCGCAGCCGGCACATCTTCGTCCTGCGGAAATACGCAACGACGATACGACTTTCCGTCTGGGCTAGAATCAAGAATGCGTTATCAGAGTTTGGCTGGCTGGCCTTCTGCGACATAAATAAAACCGACCGGGAGATAAGGCTCCCCAACGGCTCAGTATTTCACTTCATTGGGGCAGACGACCCGGAGAAGATGAAGTCCGTCGAGGAAGCTACGGACTATTGGCTTGAGGAAGGGACGGAGTTCACAGAGGCAGACTTCGATACGCTCGATGCGGGCCTTTCAGCGCCGGTGGATCCGCCTCCGCAGATGTGGCTTACGTTCAACCCGATTCCTGAGATACCAGGCTATCAGCACTGGATCCAGCGGCGGTGGTTCAACGGGCTCAAGCCCGAGCTCGGGATCCCGGTCATCGCCAATGATGCATGTATTCTCAGGACTTGGTACCAGCACAATTTCTTTTGTCCCCTCGCAACGATACGAGTACTCGAGCGCTACCGCGAGACCAATCCCGAACTGTGGCAGATGTGGGGCCTCGGCCTGTTCACGCGGATGCAAGGTGCAATCCTCAAGAATTGGGATTGCGTCGATAGTGTCCCTGCAGGAATGACTCATAAGGGATTTGGTCTTGACTTCGGATTCGCTTTGGATCCGGCTGCCGTCGTCGAGACTTGGATGAAGCCGGGCGAGCTCTGGATCCGGGAGAAGGTGTACGCAACCGATCTCACGAATCCCGAGCTCTCGGACGTGATGGAATCGGTCGGCATGACTAAAGGCGAGAGCGATATCTCCGGCGACTCTGCGGAGCCCAAGAGCATCCAGGAGCTCGAGGACCTGGGATGGCTCATCTCCGCCGGCGACAAGGCGCCGAACTACAAAGCGGCTGCCGCGCTTTGGCTCAAAGGCCTGCAGATTCACGTGGTCGGTGAGTCTCCAAACCTGAAGCAGGAATGCGCGATGTGGTCGTGGAAGCGGAAGGCGAAAGCTGATGAGGACGGGAATATCTCGTATCTTCCGGTGCCGCAGGACGGCAACGATCACTGCATCGACGCCACGATTTACCGCGTATTCCGCCGGCAGGAAGATATCCTCAAAGGCGAAGACGTACAACGTGGGCATTCACAGAGTGTTAAGTCGCTCTACGGCAAATCGACCGCTGATAGTGAGGTGAAGTCACTTGGCTGATGTGTATGTCTGCACAGATTGGAAAGGCCTCGCCGAGTACTCGACAATAGCGGTGGTAGAGGTGGGCTACTACGCTAAGACTCGTGGGGTCGAGGGTGCAGATGTCGCGCGGTTCGACGCCCGGGACCTGGTGCCCAATTTTGAAATCCCGCATATGGAGCGGGTCAAGGGGGAAGGCTATGAAGCGCTGATAGACCGGATGGCACATGAGCTCGCCGAGCATCCAAGCTTTATGACCAAGTCGGTGGAGCTCGTGCTCGGTATCGATGACACCGGCATGGCGATCGAGTACTTCCTCGAGGAGCTCGACGAGGAGCCGGTGCTCATGTCCATCAGCGCCACCGGCAGCGTATCGCGTCTGGTTGACGGAGTGTTCATGGTCCCGCGGCACGAGCTCATCACTGCTTTGGCCTCGGCGTACCGGTCAGGTCTTGTGCGAACTGCAGCAGACTTGGAGCTGATAGAAATCCTCGACTCACAGCTCGTCAACCTCCGAATCCGGACGGACACCGGCGTCACGATCAACCGTAACAGCCAGGCCACCGGATACGATGACCTGGTTCGAGCAGTGGGCATGGGAGTCTGGAAGGCACGCCAGGATCACGAGACCGAGAAGACGTATGCGGACCGGCTGCAGGAGGAGTTCTCTGCTCCGCAGCAGTGGGATGTCTTCAGCAGGTACAAGGAGTAGGTATGCCAGACGAGGAACGAGTACGGAAATACCTGGATATCTTTGATGAGCTCAAGACCATTCGCAGGCCCTGGGAGAAGCTTTGGAAGGAGATCATCCCCTATGTCAATCCTCGCCGGTCATTCTTCGACAATGATACGGCATACGCTGACGACGGGTCGGCGGTGGGTGAGGATATAGGTGACGATCACGCTATCAATGCAGCCGATACCCTCGTGCGTGGCCTGGTGGGATACAATGTCGGCCCACGGATCAGGTGGTTTCAGCTCAAGCACTCAATACCCGAGTTCAACGACCTGCCCTATGTGGCCGACTGGTTCGCGGCCTGCGATGAGGTCTGCTACAAGATCTTCAGCAACAGCAATTTCTACGCCTCCTCGATGGAGTACACCTCAGATCTGGTGACTGTCGGAACACCGACAATGGTCGTCGAAGATCCCATTGAGTTTATGACGCTGGTCTATGACACCAGGCATCCGAAAGAAACGTACATTCTCTCCGGCCGGAACCGTTCGATCGATCTCTCGGTCAGGCGGGTCTGGATGAAAGGGCGGACGGTGCTTGAACGCTATTCAGAATCTGAGCTGACGAAAGATCTGCGAGAAAACTGCGAAGAGGAGCCGCTTGGGTCCCATGAGATACTGCACATCGTTCATCCGCAACGTGACAAGTATTTCGAAGGCATGGGGTCAAAGAATCGACCATGGATCGGCGTTGAGATCCTGGCCGAAGATGAGGAGATCCTCCGCGAGGCCGGCTACTACGAAAATCCGGTAATCGTTGCTCGTTGGCAAACCAACAGCGATGAAGACTACGGCAGATCGCCGGCGCTTAACTCAAAGAGTAGCATTCGCAAGGTAAATGAGATTGGTCGGACGCTGACTGAAGCCGGGCAACTCGCCGTTGAGAAGCCGCTGAATATTCCAGACTACATGCGCGGCAAGGAGCAGATCGTTCCCCACGGCCGGAACTACTACAAACGTGACAACAGGAAGATCGAGGCGATTGATCTCGGTGGTGAATATCCAATCGGGCTTGACGTGCTCAATCGGTGGTACGAGAGCATCGACAAGCATTTTCATACTGAGCTATTTGAGATGCTCACCCGATCTGAACGGCAGATGACCGCACGTGAGATTAACGAGCGGATGGGAGAGAAGGTGGCTCTCCTGGCCGGCCCTCTCACAGGCATGAACAATGAGTTTCTCAAGCCCGTGGTCAAGCGCACCTTTCATATTGCTCTACGCAACGGTTGGCTGCCTGTGCCGCCAATGGTGCTCCTCCAAACAGGCGGGCAGATCGACGTTGACTTCATTGGGCCTCTCGCCCAGGCGCAGCAACGATATCACCAGGCGCACAACATCAATAGCGGCTTATCTGTTATCTCCGCAGTCGGAGAGATAAAGCCTGAGGTGTGGGATAACATAGACCTTGATGAGCTCATCAGGAAAATCGCCACGTCGGAAGGCTTTCCTGAAGAAGCGATTAGGGAAATCCCGGAACGCGACAAGCTGAGAGCTGCCCGGGCCCGGGCGATCCAACAACAGCGAATGCTCGAGCAGGCAGGCCAGGTGGCCGATGCATATCCGAAGCTGAATGAGCCGGTGCAGCCTAACTCGCCCGTAGATCTCATGACGACTCAGGGGCGTCTGTAGTGGCCAAGCACAAACGGACTGAGATGGAGAAGCGAGGACAGGAAAGACTGCAAAAACTTGGGAAGGGCGAGGCGACGGAAGGGATGAGCGATCAGTATTTCTGGGATCCGCGAAATCGGTGCATCCGGAGGAAGTATCCAAGGCAGCACCTTTCGAAGAAGGAGAGGAGGCGGCTACATGCCACTAAGAAGAGCGCCTAACGGGAAGTGGCGGATCGGCAACGGCCCGGCGATGTATAAGACTAAGGCATCGGCAACACGGGCCTACCGTGCGTATCTGGCCAAAAAGGGCAAGAAAAAGAAATGACGCCGGCCGAAAGCCGAGAATGGCTACAGGCCAATGAAGAAGCGGCCTGCCGGCTATTCCGGACCGTGTTTTGCGAAAATCCTGAAGGCCAGAGGGTTTTCGCAACGATCATGAATCTCGGAGGATTCTGGGATCCATGCGAGACCGAGGAGGACAGAATTGAGCGCAATTTTGTGTGCAAGCTCCTCGACATCATGCAAGTCACGCGAGAGGACAACAGAGGTGCTCTCGCCGAATATATAGCGAATCACCCGGTGATACCGGTGTTCGATAGGAGTTAATCAATGTCAGATGGACAGACTACGGATCTGCTAACCGAGGGGGCCGGTGAAACCCTCACTGAACCCACGGGAGATGCAGGCAATCCTAAATCTGGTGGACCTGATGCGTCGCAAGAGAGCGTAGCTTCAGCAACCGACGGCAACAACGTCCCGGCGTTACACAAGCAGTTTGAGCAGGACCTAAAAGGGCACGAGAGCCTTTTGAAGTTCGATACTGCATCCAAGCTGGCTCGAGCATATGTAGATCTCGAGCAACAGCAGGGCAATACAGTCTCGCTGCCTGGGGAGAACGCCACGGACGAGGAGCTGTCACGTTTTTTTGAACGGATCGCCCCTGTATTGGGACGACCCGAGACGCAGGACGGCTACCAGTTCGATGACGTAGAACTTCCCGAAGGGGTGGAACTCACGTGGGTCGATGGCGAGTTGAAGTCCTTTGCAGAGCAAGCCTTTGGTCTCAAGCTTTCCCAAGAGCAAGCGAATGAGCTGCAGAAGTGGTTCCGTGGACAGACGGCCAATTATGTTAAAACTCTTGGCGAGCAACGTGTTGCCGCGCGAGACACCGCTCTCGCCGAAGCTGAGCGAAAACTCAAGTCCGATTGGGGTTCTGACTACAACAAACACAAGGAGCTCGCGAACCGTACAATCGCGAGATTTCCGGAGTTCAGTAAGTTTGTCGTAGATAATGAGCTCCAGACGAGACCTGAGCTGAGGCGATTCTTTGCAGACCTTGGAGCGCAGATATCTGAAGGGGAAGGTCCACGCTCCGATGGTGAGGGCAGCAGCCAGCCGGGAGAATCCAGTTTTCCGCACCTCGCTGATTACGAGAAAAACAGACAACAGGGAACGTTCTAGTCGGTAGAGATTCGCGTTGCGAATAGTCCTGCGTAACAAACTAACGAGGTTATGCAGTGGCTACTATAGGCACGAAAGTAACCATGTACGATCTGGCCGAGCTTTCGCACAACGGCCAGTTGATGGACATGGTAATGCCGCTGACTGAATCGCAGGACCTTCTCAAAGACGCACCCATGTTTGAGGCAAACGACTTCACGTCTCACCGAGTAGTGAGAAACGCGTCGTTGGTTGCCGGCACATGGCGTGATCTTAACGAAGGGATTGATGCTGCCAAAGGCCGTGAGACCCCCGTCCGTGAATACATCGGAAACATAGAATCTCGTCTTGAAGTAGATACAGGCCTCCTGGATCTCGAGAGAGACAAAGAGGGATTCTTGAAACGCAAAGAGTATGCACACATGGAGGGGCTCGGCAATGACGTCGGTGACGCGCTCGTCACCGGCAGTGTGGCCGGCGGAAATCACTTCGATGGTGTCGAAGCGAGACTGAATGCAACGTCTTTGACGGATGCGTTTGGACAGACAGCGGTGCACAGTTATGGTGGATCTGGCTCTGACTTGGCGTCGGTAATTATCGTTCAATGGGGACCGGAGAGCGTGTATCTGGTATATTCCAGAGGACATAAGTTTCTCGGCATCGAGAAGGAAGACAGGGGAGTCGAACGAGTTCTCGACAGCAATAGCAAAGCGTACTACGCGTACGTCGTCCGCTACGGCTGGAAGGGAGGGCTCGTGATCGCGGATGACCGGTGTATCCGGCGCGTTGCAAACGTCGAAAGTACTGGGACGTCAAACAACTTTAGAGATACCTCCAAGTACATGCAGATCGTAATCGATGCGCTCGTTTCCATGAAAAACATGGGAGCCGGTGCGGTCATCTATTTGAACCGGACCCTCTGGGGTCAGCTCTGGAAAGTTGCGCAGGACAAGGCCAACGTCATCCAGAACGCTAAGAATCCCTGGGGCCAGCCGGAGTACTGGTTTGGCAATAACCGGATTCGGTTCACAGATTCGTTGACCATCACCGAATCTGCGGTCAGCTAGGAGGCAGGCAATATGGCTATAAATCCTACAGTACAGCGGGGTTTCCAAGACACGGATATGGAAATCTGTTCCGCACAAGCCATCCCCACGGATGGAGCTGCCGATGTCTCCGAGAATGCATATGACACCGGATTAACAACCCCAACCTACGGGGTGGGCGCGCGGATCCATGTCAAAGTTGTCGTTACAACGGCATTCGCCCACTCTGCGGGTGACCCGACCTTGCAGATCGACCTGGTTACTGACGACGCGGCAGCTCTGTCGAGTAATAAGAACCTATGCGGTCTGTTTACGATACCAAGCGGAATATCAGCTGGTCAAACGTATCAGCTGAGCATTCCAGCGGCAGCGTATGCTGCACAGCAACGGTATCTCGGTCTGGACATCACGCCGAGCAGCACGCAATTCACGGCGGGCGCCATCGATGCGTTCATTTGCATCGATTAAGGAGGCCCATAAGTGAAGTTTATCTGTTTACGAGATACGTTCTTCAGCCGACTTGATCGGCTGTTCAAAGAGGGTGAGGTTGTCTCCTTCCCATTCGACCCAACTGAGCCAAAGCCCGTGCTCGACGAAAACGGCGAGTCGGTGCTAGACGAAGAGGACAAGCCCGTCTATAAGGCGGAGAACAGGCATTTCAAACACATGCCTGGGGAAGAGCCAGTCGAGGAAGTCGTACAGGCAATCGACTATCGCAGCCTCAAGAAACCTGAGCTCGTGGAGCTGGCCGTACAAGCCGGCATTGAAAATCCCGAGGAGAACACGGCAAAGGAGCTCGCCATTATGCTTGAGAGCTTGGACGAGACACCGGAGCAATAGCGTATCTCTCGACAAAGCGGTCCGGGACTTCGGTCCCGGGCCTTTCTCATAAGGAGACATTATGGCAGCGGCAGCTGCATCATCAGAAACAGACGTTGCCAACCTGGCATTACTAAGAGTGGGAGCCGCGAAAATTGACTCTATCGACGACACTTCCGATTGGGCAAAAACTGTAAAGCATTTCTACATCGATACTCGAGATGAAATCTGCAAACTGCTTCCTTGGTCGTGTCTCATCACGAGGACGGCGTTGTCCACATCGGCCGCCGCGGAATCGACTTTTGGCTACAAGCATACGCTCGCAAGTACAGTTCTCACCGTGCTGACTGTTGGAAATGATACAGATAAGCCATTCGCCGTCGAGGGTTTAACGCTCTTTACGAACGAAGAGACAGGCTATTTCAAGCATACAGCTCAAGAAGCCACGATTGCGAATTGGGATGCGATTTTGCTCTCCTGCATAGAAGTGAGGCTGGCAAGCAAGATTGCATTTCGGATCACCGGCAACATCGAGCTATATGCAATGCTGTATCAGGAATTTCTGGCCCTTCTCAGTGTAGCTATCAAGCTGAAAATCGTAGAAGACACCAAAGAAGCAAATGAGACCATCACGATGCTCCAGCAAATTAATCCGGCGCAGGTTCTTCGCGGTCGAAATATAATCTCGGAGTAGTCACATGACTATTACTGATGTATGTAACCTTGCCAATGATATCCTTGGCGTTGAGGCGATTGCTGATTACGCTAATGATCCATCGGATGAGGCCAAGCGTTTTAGGCGGCTCTATCCAGTAGCCGCATGCAAAGTACTCACCGCCCACGACTGGCGAAACGCAGTAGCCTGGTCGACATTGGCGTCTGAAGCTGAAGACGACTACACCTCGCATGCGAGCAACAACACCTCCGGCTCGAGCACGTTCGAGTGCACCACCAGCATCGACGCAGATACTCCCAGAACCGGAACGATCACCGTCACCTACGATACGGGTCTGACAGACGAGTACGATTACTCTTCATGGACCGGAGCGATCTTCACCCTCGACGGGGTGACGCTCAATCGAACGTACGACGACGGCGATACCATGGTGACGACTCCAAACAACCACGACAACGAGTTTGAGTACATGTACGATCTTCCGAGTGATTGCCTGAGAGCTCTCGAGATCAACCATGATGACACGATCGAGCGGTTGGTGGAGGGAGATTATCTCTACACCAACGAGTACGACTCCGAGCTCGGCGTAGTGCTCAGGTACATCAAAGATATCCGCGACGAGGTAAGCAGTGCCGTGGTCTACGATGAGCATGTAGCAGACGCGATCGCCGCGGAGCTCGCTTTTAGATTAGCGCCGCGCAAGCAAAGGGACCTGGTCCTGCTCATGCGCGATGAGGCCAAGGAAGCTCTCGATGACGCCGTGGCGGCCGATGCACACCAGCGAGTGGCTGAGTATCCGGCTACCGGCAAGAAGAGATGGGTGGATGTTAAGTGATCCAAACACCGGTCATCAACAATTGGGCTGCCGGCGAGCTCGACGATAAAACGTTCGGGCGATCGGACCTGCCGTTCTACCATGCGGGTGCTCAGGTGCTCGAAAACTTTCTCATCACCGAGCAGGCGATTCTCACCAAACGCCCGGGCACCGAGTATGTTGGCGCCGCCTACGGGAATACCAATAAACCGCGGTTGATCCCGTTTGTGTACAACGATACCGAGAGCTATATCGTTGAGCTCACGAACGGATACCTGCGGGTATGGAGGAACGGAGACGTTGTTGCGACCACGAGCTCGCCGACCTATACGGCCGCGCAGATCTGGGACATTCACTACTGCCAGGACAACAACGGGATCTACTTCGCACACAACGCCCATGCGCCGGCGGCGCTGGTCAGGACTGCGACCGATACATTCTCATTCGGCAGTATCGTCTTCATCTACAACGTTGGCGCCACCTACACGAGCCATGCGACGGGCAACGTTGCAGATGACGAGGATTTTGTCGTCCAAGAGGCGATCGGTGCCTCGGTTCCGCAACAGGGCTCATTTTCTGTTGAATACGATGTGGGGAAATCAGATGAATATACTTATACATCCTGGGCCACTTCGACTTTCAGCGGCGTCTCTCCGGCGCTTAGGAGAACCTATGACGGCGGAGACAGCTTGGTCATTGGGCATAAATTTCACGCTGACGGATCTACCACTCCGTTCGGTGGCGCCAGCAAGTATCCGCGGACCATCGCGATCATCGGTGGGCGGTTCTGGTTTGGCGGCACGAACAACGAGCCGCAGCGGGCATGGGGAAGTGAGACCTATGAGTACCTGATTGACTCAGGCACGCTGTACGTCGACCTGACTATGTACGAGACTGTGACGGCGACTCGTCAAGTACTCAAGCCCGACGCCGAATGGGCGGTGGCCGACGAGCCGGAGACTGAGGCGATCACCTACGTCCGGGAGATCATCACAGACAGCAATGCGATTGATATCGAGATTGCGTCAGATAAGAGCGATGCGATTTATGGCATGTCGTCGGCGAAGCACCTGGTTATCAATACCGCGGCAGCCGAATGGGTAATCCCACATAACATTTCTGCACGTACGCCGGCTGCCGAGCTCATGACACGGTACGGCTCGAATACCATCCAGCCAAAACTCGTGCGAGACTCTATGCTCTTCCTGCAGGGAGATGGCAAAAAAGTGCGGGAATATCAGTACACCTACGAGCGCCAGGGCTATGTCTCACCGAATCTCACCCGGTATGCCGATCACGTTTGTGGGGCAACGGGAGTCGTGCAATTCGACTACCAGCAGGAGCCGTACAGTGTAGCGTATTTCGTGCGGGCTGACGGTGAGCTCGCGGTCCTCACCTATGAACGGGCGGCCAATGTGCTGGCCTGGCAGCGGTGGATCCTCGGCGACTCGTGGACCTGGATCTCTGTGGCGGTGATACCGGAGAGTGGTGATGACGTGGTATACGCTGCCGTTCATGACGGGACGAATTACTACATCGTCAAGCTCACCGATCCATTCCCAGCGACTCAAGGGCTCTGTGAGTTTGCCGATGCCTGCTATGACGTCACGGCGGATCCGCTCACGCTCGTGTCCGGGAATACCGTGACGTGCTCCTGGCTGGCAAACGATACGGTAGCGCTCATCGTCGACGGCGAGCACGTGACGGATCTCTCTGCGAATGGATCGGGAGTGATAGATTTTTCGGGATACTCCGGCACTCAGATGTATGTCGGTCTCGCGTTCACGAGTAAGTATCGATCGATGCCCTCACCGGTTGTCAAGTCGACCGGAAGCGGGGCGAATCAGGATAAGCGAGTCAACGCACTCTATATCAGGCTCTACCACTCGCTCGATATCCAGGCCGGATTTAACACCTGGGATACGGCTGAGACCGAAACGAAGGATCTGGGGAGCACCTGGTCCGACGATATCATTGCCCTCCCATTTTCAGGCAATTACGACAAAGAGGCCTGCATCAACATCGTTTCGGAAAAAGCCGAGCCTACCACCGTTACCTCAATAGTGCCAAGGACGGAAATAGCATGAAGAAAGCGACATTCTTGCGGCCGCGTGCCTGCATGCTGACTTGGCTACCTGACGAGCTGCTTGAGCCCATCATCAACGATGAGCGTGTCGATGCGGTGATGGCAGTGATTGACGGCACGGCAGTAGCGGTGGGCGGAGTTCGCAAGGGTATGAATAGCTGCGCCGAAGCCTTCCTTTGGCTGACCCCGGAAGGTCTTCAGTATCCCGCACTCTTCATCCAAATGCGAAGGATCTGGGAGCGGTACGTCTCGGATTATAGAAGGTTATCGATGCAGGTCGATATTCTCAATCCCAAGGCAATTCGGTTCGCATACTGGCTCGGCTGCGTTCCCGAATGCGTGATCCGAAACATCGGCCCCCTCGGCGAGGACTGGCTTCAATTTGTGAGGTTCAACGATGCATGATCCATTTAAATACTCTGTCGAACCGACTGTTTACTGTGTTCCGGCAGTCGCCGCGACGTTAATCATCGGCGGCATGGCCGGTGGCATCATCGGCGGGCTCGCCGCGGAAGCTACCCGTCAAGAGACATTGCAGGAAGTGCAGCATGACGTTGAAGCGCAAGAGATACTCTTTGGCGAAGACCGACCTCGGACACAGCAGCAAGCAAGGCTCGCGCAGCGGTTGAGTGCAAAAGGGCTTAAGCCTGGAGATCCTGAGTGGGAAAAGGCTATGACGGCATTCAAGGAACGGCCCCAGGATAGCGGGCAGGTCGGCGAGAAAGCTGAGCTTGCAAGAACCCAGGCTACCGAGAGCCATGAACAGGCGCTTGCGCATCTGGAGGCCGAGCTCGGTGAAGCTCGTAGTCTCACCTATGAGCAGCAGCGGGGCACACAGCTGGAAGCGGCCGGCGCCCATGAACAAATCTTGGTTGAGAATGAGCTCGCTATGGGACAAACCGAAGCTCAGTTGGGAACGAGCGGCGTACGGAGAAGCGGCAGTGTTGAGGAAATCCTGCAGTCCGGAGATCTCGGCGGTGAGCGAAGGGTAGAGCAGCTCGAGCAGTCTTTAGAAGAGCGAGAGAAAAGCTTCGATACTGCTCGAGGAAGACTTGATGCCGCTGCCGGCCGCGAGCGTGAAAGCCTCTCGCTCGCATTTAGCCAGACAATGGATAGCATCTCCCAGGCTGAAAGCCACGCGCTAGAGACCGGCACCCATGAGCTCGATTGGATGAAATCACAACTCGCGTATCTCGACTCGTTTCAGTTTCAAGCGTCGAATATCTTGAGCGGAGTTTTTAGCGGAGCGCAGACAAGCTTGAATCTCGCCAAAGACGTCGCTTCTTTTTTTTAAGAGGGATCCCCGATGGCAAAGACGTACGTAGACAAAGCAGCCCCATACAAAACGCTTCTTCAAGGCATGGAGTTTGCCGGCAATGTCCTACGTACAGCTGATTTTTTCATCGAGCGCCAGGCGGCGGACCAGTATAATCACGCACTCACGACGATGAACACAGGCCTGAGTGATTTTGTACGATCTATCGAGAAGGATCCGGATTACTCATCTTACGAAAAGAAGTTTGAGACTTATCAGGCCGAGCTTCAATCTCAGATATCACAATCAATGACAAACGTCCGCGCACAGAAGCGATTTGAGACTGATTGGAGCGCGGCAACGCAGCGCGCGCGGGGTATGGTTCTGGATATAGCAGATGTCAAAAGCCTTGAAGTCCTCGAGCAGAATCTGCGGCGGGATATTAGCACTGTCATTTCTACCCAGCCTCTTGGATCACAGGATCCCCGGGAGCGGCGGATTAGTCAGGATGTGCGACTCACTCGCCTCGTGACTAACGCCATGCAAGCTGGATTGTCGCCGGCTCTCGGTGAGGCACTATTGGCCGACGCCAAGGCTAAGTCAATGTACGCGGATGCTCGAGATCTCATGAACCAGGCTACGCGCACGCTCACAAGCAAGGGCCTGTCGAGTACTGAGATCTCCGACATCCTCGACCAGACCATCCGGCTGGAAGGGGATGCATATAACACATTTGTAAAAGCCCAAGCTGAAAAAAATCCGGAGCTGCAGCAAATGTTCGACGCTTACCGCCTGATTAACCTGCTCCCGAATGATGAGGAGAAGCTGGTTACTAACACACGCAACGAAGCGATCTTCCTCGGCCAACGTCAACGCCAGGACCACGCAGAGGCCAAAACTCAGTACTACGAGTCCTTTTATAAGCAGTGGTTCAGTGACGACTGGATGAGCCTTGCTGAGGACGACTACCAGGCAATTTGGAGCAGTCCACTGGAAGCATCGGAAAAAGCATCGCTCGTTCAGTCTATTGAGACGCGCATAGACACGGCCAAACAGGAGGAAGAGCAGCTCGCGGCCGACCTGGCCGAAGCCGATGCACAACAAAGACGGGAAAACGCCCTGGCGGCGTACACGAAGGAAATCGATGAAATAGCGGCGGCACCGGGTGATGATGCGAAGACGTTGCTGGATGAGATCCGGACCCGCGTGAGAAGGGACAAAGACCTCACTGACACTCAGCGCAACGCAAAGATCCATGACATCGAAGCGATTCTCAAGGACATGGAAGCAGCACAAAAAGGACGTGCTGCAGCGGAGGCCGAGGCATTGGAGGAGCAGGAGAAGCTTGCGGCCGAAGCCCAAGAAGCTGTAGATGAGGCCGAGTACGCTCGCAAGCTCCGGAACTATGATGAAGCCGTTTTTAGACTCGAGCAGAATCCTATGCAAGGAGGATATGATTCGCTGGTTTCTCGACTACTCGCAGACACTATGGACGACTCAGACCGAGATGAAATCCTAACGGCTCTTCGCCGGATCAAGGGTGAGCTCCCCACTCCGGAGGAAATAGCCGAAGAGGAGCACGACTACGAAGCCGACGTATTCAGAGATTTCTATAACGATCGGATGACTCCAGAGCAAGTAGAGCAGAGCATCCGGAACTATCAAGCGGCTGGGCACATTACACCCGAGGAAGCACAACGCTGGATGGCGAGGATTCCCAAAAGAGAGGAACTGCTCAGAAATCCAGTTATTTCAGGATCAATCAGAACTATCGATCAATACTTCAATTCCCAGCTACGCGCTATCGACGTATCAGCCGAGGACCGCATCATGCTTTCCAAGGAATGGGGTTTCGCAACGAGAGCTCTGCAAGGAGACATTAACAATCCGGAAATCCGTCAATTGCCAGAGGACGAACAGCGACGGAAATATGATGATTTAGTTGCTTTTTTGCTGAAGAAACCCACTGCCAATTTCGTTGCCAAAGCTTTCGGTATCGGCGGGGAAGTGGCCATAGCAAGCGCTCGGAACCTCAAGGCGAAGTTTGCTGAGGGAGCAAGTGATGAGCTGCTGAACGCTATCGCCATAGAAGTGGCACGTGATTGGCGCGAGGAATACGACAAAGAAGAGGTGGGGCCGGATCAAGTTAGGTATGTCCGTGTAGGTGACGAGGCGGTCTACTACCACGAAGCGTCCGGTTATTTCTTTACGCAACACAGGAACATTGTCGGTGCGTATCGCTGGAAATACGCTAGGCCGGAAGATGTGGAAAAGAACAGCGAGGGAAAGATTGTCGATATCGACTGGCGCGACTGGAGCGCACGACGTCTTCGAGATCTGAACAGGCAGTATCCGCGCAATGAGTGACATCATTTTTCTTGATGACCCGCAGACTGAGGAAGAGCAACCCAAAGCCTTCCAGTTTCTTGACGATGTAAGTCCGATCGTTGGCATTGACGAGGATCCGTCGCAGCTGCTCGATGAAACGCCGAACCTTAAGCTTCCAGAACGGGCCCAGGCTGAAATTGATCGTGCGAACATGTTGCTCCGGAGCGATGATGCAGCAGATATCGAAGCTGCAGCATACCTCGCTGAGATGTTCCAGATGAGCTATGAGGATGCGTATGCAGCGAACGGCGCCTTTGCTCAGCTCGCCGGCGAAGAAAAGACTGGCGTACGCTGGCTTGAGGGAGTAAAGGAAGCGTGGCGTGAGGGATGGGCTTCATACAACGCCGGCATGCTTGCTTATCAGCTCGCCCAAACGAGCGACCCTCAGCAACAAGAGGAGCTGCTCCAGCAGATCCAGGAGCTTCAGTCCCAATTACCGACCGAGGAGCAAGAGTATAAATCATTTTTCGGACGAATGGCTGCCGGGGCGGCCCGGATCCTGCCCTCCTGGATAAAAGCAGAGGAACGAGGAGCTCAAACCGGATTGCTCGCCGGCGCCGGAGTGGCCGGTACCGTAGCACTCGTAGGCCAAGCTGGACCGCAGGTCGCCTTGCCGGAGGAGCTCCTGACTGTGCCGGCGGGATTCATCGGTGGTTTTGTGGTGGGGCGCGCTGCCGGCAGAGCCGTGCACATGACGCAATATATGTACGGCCAGGGCTATATAAAGCTCCTGCAGGAAGGTGCGGATCCGCGCATTGCATTGATATCGATGATCCCAACCTCAGTAGCCATGGGGCTTGTCGAATCTGCGCAGCTCGGGACCGCAGCTCGCCTTCTCAGAGGATCTGGAAAAGGGATCCTGAATAAGGCACTCCGAAAATCTATCGCGACTCTCACTAAATCTGACGGCGCATTAACGACGCTTGCTCGAGGAGCTCTCCGGACTACCGGCGCCTACGCGCAGGAAGTAGGGGAGGAGGTCCTCCAGCAAAGCATAGAAATTACCAATCGTGTAATAACTCATACGCTCACCGCAGAGCTCGAGGACCAGGGCTACGACGCACCCACGATCGGCGACGTCGTAGACGAGCTCATCAGCACCCTCGAGGAGTCAGCGATTGCTCTTGCTCCGATGGTGGTCATTCCCGGTGCAGTCGGGACAACCGTAGATCTTGCACGCCGCCCAGGAGCTCCGACGACCGCGGCCCTGACGACAGAGACCGAACCAGCGCCGGCGCCGCCAGCAGTGGAAGCAGCTCCGGAGTTTGAGGCAATCCCGGAAAATGAAGCAGAGATCGTCAATCCAGTGGATCCGGAGCTCGCGCCTGAGGAAAAGGCAGATGCACTCCTTGAGCTCGCGCAGGAGAACAACGAGATAGTTGCTCCCATACTCGAGCAGGTGGATCGAGATCTCGGTACCAAAAGCAAAACAAGCTTCAAGGAAAAGGCGAAGATCCTCGAGAAGGCGCAGCGGCCGAGCATACGAGCAGAGAAGCCGTGGCACGACGTTGAGCACGTCAGAGACGCCTTCCGGTTCAAGACGGTCATCAATGATTTTGAGGATATCCCCGAAGCTATAGCTCATTTTGAGAATGAGAATATTCAGGTGGTAAAGCCTGACACGAAAAAGCTATTCACCCCGAAGGTTTGGGGATGGCGGTTTGTAGGATTTGATCTCAAGATGCCAAACGGGCAGATTGTTGAATACTATATGCCGCTAAAAGAGCTCGAGGAAGCTAAGGATGAAAACCACGAGATATTTGAGAAGTGGCGGGAAAAAGATATCGAGGCAATTCTAAAGGAGAATGGACCTGAAGCCCAAGAGCTATTGGGTGATATGCATGAAAGCTATGAAAGATATGAGGGTGCCTGGGAAACAGCCCTAAAAAGAATGGGTTATGAGGATGAGAGTGACGCAAGGGCCTCTTTTGCCAACGTCGAGGCTTCCTTGCCTTTGACAGCCGTGAAATTCTCCATCATATCATCAGCAGAGAATCCGCCGATGCGCCAAACGCCGTCTTCGCGGGCGGCGCCTGCTATCTCAGGTGAAAGTCCAACTATACAAACGCGGCCGTCGTCTTCAGAAACGCCAACTATCACTGAAGAACCCTCCACTTCTAGTATCGTAGAGTCCGCGGCAGAAGTCAATAGTCAATTACAAGAAGACATCGAGACCATGCAGTTTGCGACTGATGATGAGTTTCTTGACTTTGCCCACGCGATGTACGAAGAGGACGTTCTTCCAGATGATAGCACGTTGCGAAGGATGTATTCCGAACGCCCGGTACCGGAAGAACGATATCAGACGTATGAGGAAGCCAACCGCGAGTTTGTTGAGATGGCGGCAAATCCGGAGTGGCTGCAAAAGAACGCCGGCGCGTTGCTCGCCGTCCACAAACGGCAAAGGCCGAAAGGCCTTTCTCCACTCTGGTGGTCTGCGGCCCTGGTTTCAAAGAAAGGAGGCATACTAAAAGAAGGCCATGCACGCCGACTCGCGTCGATGATTCGAAATAATCCCGAGTTTTATCGAGGGCTTTTTGCGATCGTAAATAACGATCAAGAGTCTTTGCAGGAACTCGACGAACAGTCACAGGCATTCCAGGCTGCGCAACAGATGGCGCAAAATCTCATGGGCAGACAAGAACAAGCCAGGGCAGAAGAGGCCCAGGCAGCCGATATAGTATCCGGGGCTGAAGTGCCGGCACGTCGAAGGCCAATGAAAACGCAGGTGCGACGGGTGACGGGACAGACGCAGATGAACCGTTTAGTAACCGAGCGTCAGGCTCTCCAAGCTGCCATGAAGAAATCCGAGCAGGCAGCTCGGGCTGCAAGACGCGAAGGAAGAGAGATCGGCGCCGCTCAAGCAAGGGCCCGCTTCCAGGAGCAACAGGAACGTCTCCGCGGGAATCGAGAACAGCACGATCGAGTCAACAAAGCGATCGGAGATCTCGAGAACGCGGTCAAGAAAGCTCCGAAGATGGATCCGCTTTATCGAGACGAAATACTTGGCCTTACCGAAGGCCTTGATCTGGTATGGCGCCGGCAGAAAAAGACCATTGCCCGCCTTTCTAATACCAGGCGGTTCCTCGAGCAAAATGAAGACGCCGAGCTCCCGGATGATGTCATGGAAAGCTTGAAGATCCTCGACAAGACCCCTGTCGGAGAAATGACTCCTGACGAGGTTGAGCTCGTTCACGACGGAGTACTCCACGCCGTTCACCTGGACAAGCTGAAGAAAGAAATCAAGGTCCACCAGGCAAAGATGGAAGCCGACGACGTGCGGGAGACGGTGCTTTCTGAGCTAAAGAAGCCAAAGAAAATCAAAGGGGAGGTTACCGTCGGGCCCCGCAAAGTCGGGAAAACTCGGCAGACTGCCAGATCTCTAAGAGCATTCTTCGGCGTTCAACACGATCATTATGACCTGATTGCCGAGAAAGTAGCAGGACCGAGAAGTACCTTTTTTGACGTGATGTACCGTCAAGTGAAGGACGGCATTGCGCGGCAGATGCAATATCGACAGGACGTGTTCAACCGATTCCATGGCGATCTCTATGAAAGTGGGTTTACCGAGAAGGATATAAAACGCTGGATTGAAAAGGAAGTCCGGACTGGTAGGTTTAAGCTCGAGCGCGGGCAACGCATTGCATTGTATCTGCACTCACTTGATGAGGACAACCGAGATCACATCCTCGCCGGCGGAATCGGCTTCAGGGAACATACGCATCGGAATCAAATATTCAATATCGATGAGGATGAGCTCAACGAGATAGTCAGTTCGCTGGATGACCAGGAACTCGCGTTCGCCAAGGCTGCCGAGAAGATGTTTGCGGAGCAAGGTGAGGAGCTCGTGCCTATATTCCTTGAGAAAAACGGATATGAGCCGCCGATGCGCGAGAAATATTATCCAGTCGACGTTATGCCGGCGACTCGCTACGACGGCCGGGACGTCGAGTCGCAGGATTTCATCGAGTCATTTAAAAAGAACTATGTCCGGGTAGGCGTTCCGAAGGGTTTCATGATGGAGCGCCAAGGCGTCAAGAATGCCGTGTATCTCAATAATGTCGCCTACGATGTCAACCGATCTGTGATGAAGGCGGCCGCATACATCGGCCTTGAGCTCCCGCTCTCCAACGCCTCCAAGCTGTTTTATCATCCGGGGTTTAAGCCAGAGTTTATGAAGCGGTACGGCGAGGCGACCTGGCGAGAGATGGACAAGGCACTTCGAGATATCGCCGGCGAACATCAGATGTATACCGAGTTTGAGAATATCATCCAGAAAGCCCGGGCGGGGATGGCTGGCTACGCTCTCGGTCTCAACCCGTGGGTGTGGTTCATGCAGCCGCTATCCTACGGCATGTACTCGGCCTACGTGAAGCCTCAATATCTGATGCGCGGTGCGATCGACGAGACTATCCATCCAAAGAAGACAAAGTATCTCCATGACGAGATGTCGCCGGAATGGGTGGAGCGGCGCCGCGGCGGGTACAGCCGAGACGTGGCGGAAGCTCTGCAGAAGAATAGCATCTATAAGCAGTCTCTCGGAGGCAAGAACCGGATCCGGGACCTGATGATGGGTGGCACGAAGTACTTCGACGCAAAGACAGTCTCTTCCGGCATGCGTGGCGCCGTCCTCCAGGCACTCGATGAGTTTGAATCGGGAAAGCTCTCGAGAGCCGTTCAGGATGCCCTCGATATTACGCCGGCGCAGGCACAAAAAATGACCCCGGATCAAAAGCTACAGGCTGCCTACAAGTTTGCTGATTGGGCAACGGAGCGGACACAGCCGATGTTCTCGCCGGAGCACATGAGTGCGCTGCAGCGAGGGAATACGCTTGAGAAAATGTTTACGATGTTCTCAAGCTTTACAAATCAGGAGCTCAACGCCATTCGCCGCGGAATCTACCATGCTAAGCGTGGCAACTACGCAATGCTCACGAGCACGCTTGTGGCTGTAGTCGGCAATATCGCCGGGGTAACAGCAATCAGAGCGTTGAGAGATAGAGTGCGAGACAAGGAACCAAAGAAGGTCACAGAAGCCTTTGTGGATAACGTCGCCGGCATGTTCTTCCTTGTGCGCGATATTGAGCAAGCTACAATGGCAAAGATCAGATACGGCCCTTTCGCGGCTTCAAGCAACATCGAAGTACCAGTCCAGCGTACGCTGAATATGGTACCGCGAGCACTCTATAACCTGTACCAAGCCATGGACGATAGGAACAGCAGGTATAAACGCGAGAAAGCTGCAGGGCAATTTATCGACGATTCAATGGAAATGATCATGATGTATTACGGCGTCCCCTACATGCTAAAGAAGGGCGCTGAGCGAGTACTCGGAGAATAGCGATGGCAAAGCGACCACAGCAGACCATCATCGGCGACGTTGTCATCACCGGCAACCTCGAAGTCATTGAGGGTATCAACGACATCCAGATAACCGATGTTGCTACTGCCACGGAAGAGACTGATGCAAATACCGTGGTTTTGAGCGCCGAACTATCCGATTTAGCAGATGACAGCAAACTTACCCCGGCCGAGAAGCTCATCGTAAAGAAGGAATGGCTCGCGATCGCCGCCATGCACTCTGAGGTGCTTTCCATAGCAACGCAGAACGGCATTGATACGGGAGACACGGAATACGATGCATATGTAACGGCTTACAACGCGCTTGACACCTATCTGAACAATGATCCGGCTGGGGTCATTTTCAACATGAGCGTTACCACGGATATTGTGGCGAATACATTCCGCACCAAATTCAGTGATTATTACGAGACCCGGGAAGCACTCGTCATAGCGAATAGGACGACCACACCGGAGACCCCTCTTGGCTCTGCGGCGACTGCCGTAGGGCGCAACATAGTGCTCGAAGTACTCCCGCAGATAAAAAGCAATGGATACACGGCCACCCTGGCTAACTTCCGATGTTGGGATGTACAGGTCAGCGACGATCAGATCAACTGGTATTCATTGCGCTTCGATGGCGTTGATTGGAAAGGGACGCTTGATCAATATACGACGTTCTACTCCCCTTCACTTATTCATAGCAATATTCCGAATGCCGGAACGCCTCCGGCAGAAACGGGCAAGACACTCTACTACCGGATCCGGACTGTAACGGACGTAAATGCAGCTCGAGGGGTAGAATCATCATATGCGGCAGCGCTAAATGCTACCACTGAGCCATCCCTGTCGTATAACGAGACGATACCGCCGCTCAACGGCGCAATTACGAACCTCGCCGGCGATACGTACGCACAGGTGACGATCACCTTCACCGTCGGCGATGATACTCACGGCGCAACATATGGCGCCGGCGAGTACTCGGGGCTGGCAGGCCACAAGCTATGGCGCCGGCTGAATGCCGATGGGTCAGATACGCATGTAGTCGGCGATACGGGCAACGCCACCGATACGACGTTCCTTGACATTTCATCGGTTGATGGTGTGGCGTATGACTACGGGATTTCCGCCTACGACGTGAACGGCAACGAATCGACTATAACGTGGTACGGAACGCCAATCACGCCACAGTATACGGCGGTCCCGGATACGGTGGCGAATCTCTCGGTGGTCGCATACCCGGATAGAATCCTTTTGCAGTGGGATACTGTGGGCGGCCCCATCGGACCATATATATATGATGTCGAGCGGGGCACCGGCGGCGGATATTCTTCATTACTCACTGATCACGAAACAAACTCATACGAAGATCCGGTGGCCGAGGCTACGGAATTCTCAGTTCTCAGCGGCTACAAGTATCGGGTTGTAGCCCAGGACAAGTACGGGAACCTCTCCGGAGCGTGGACGGAAGTTATAGGGCCGACACGACATCAATCCTTTGGAACATGGGCACCGGAAACCGTCGGCGCCGGCGCGATTCATGCAAGCGGCGACAAGCGGTCGATTTCCGCCACGGTCGACGCAATGGGAGAGGATACTCCGGCCGACTTCACCGATGATCTGATATGGGCCGACGGGCTATCGATCCAGATATCGATTAATGATTCGAATTGGTTCGCACCGAACTTTGAAGCTAGCGGATCAACTGACGTTAACCGATGGTACACCGGATTGGAGAATGATTTTACCGATATCAGCGAACTATCTTTCGTACTGCAAAACATGCCGTTGACCAACGAGGCAAACTTGCCTGTATCAGCGGAAACCTATTACTTACGATTCCGATACAAGCGGAAAAGCGGAAGCGCTCAAGTCTATTCGGCGGCGTGGTCGAGCTCGATTTCTGTGGTGTGTACGGCAACCGGCGCAAAGGATCTCGTCGCCAACGCGATTCATCAGGCAACTATCGATATGTCGGATTGGTTGATCTTGCAGGAGGGACCGGTCGCGTATTGGTCGCTGAACGATGTAGGAAATGATCAAGTCAATTATCAATTCAAGGATAATAGCGGGAACGGACACCACGCGACGGGAAATGAATTGATTGATAGCGCCGTCGGACCCGGGGGACCATGCATTGATCTTGACGGCGACAGCATGTATCTGACGGTTCCCGACCATGCCGATTTTGATTTTGAACGCACAGATCCTTTTTCGGTGCTTTTCTGGATAAACGGCCCCGTTACTGGCGGATCGAACCTTGCTATTATTAACAAACTTACATGGGGTGTTGGACAGGCAGGTTGGCGGATTACTACTCTCGCAAGCAATGTTGACGCTGTTTCTTTTTTGATCGCTGATAATCACACTGTCGATGATGTAGAGATTGAGATTGACGGCGCCCTTGACAATACATTGCATTTTATAGCTGTCACATATGACGGCAACGGATCGACCGGAGGGATGAAAGGATATCTTGACGGGAATCTTGTCGCGTCCGGTGGGGGCGGATCTCTCAGCACTACAATACAGAACGCAATCGATGTGACCATTGGCGCACATGCGACTCCTGGGGCATATTTTGATGGCAAACTCGCTCACATCCGCATATTCGATTCAGTACTCGGCCAAGGCGCGATCAAATGGCTCATGCAGAATCCGGCCGGCAACATCCCTGGCATGGTGCTTGCCGATACGATGGGCGCCGGGCAGATTTTCGCCGAGCATCTCAGCGTATTGTCGCGCCAGCTCGTGAACAACCCGACCGAAACGGCGCACGTTGGCGGTTGGGGTCACCATGAGGAAAACGGCGCTTTGATGTCGGGGGAATCAACGGCGTTGACGTTGGAAGATGTCACCTATCAATCACAGACCGTCAAGGCAATGCAGTTGACCAATAACTGGCGGTGGGGAGTACGCAGCAAATCATTTCCGATATCGCAAAATAAGATTTACAAAATCTCTGTGACGATGAAATCATCTGCAGCAAATGGCCTTCTGTATATCGGTTCTATAGGAGCATCTTCGGCGTTTGAGGCAGATGAAGGCGGTAATCTGAATTGGGCGGGAAGCTTAGCTTTTAATCGTTACTACGGTGATGATTATGCGGCAGCGCCGCGGGGACTGATTGGCTCAAGTGCAGACGGGCATTTTATTTGGGGTATTACACCTCCGACATCATTTACCACGTACACAATGTATTTCATCGGAATGGACCGCGATATTTCAGAATGTCAAAAATCAGAAGGTCCAAATAGCGCCAATAATCGGACATTTCACAAAATCAACGATTCGCGTATCACACATTGTGGACTGCGTATTCTGCTTTGGGATGCTTCTGTCTCGCGTTCCGACGACTATATCAACTGGTCCGTCACCGAAGTAGGTTCCGGAACTATAGTGGCCGAAAACATTCTTGCAAACGCGATCACCGCCGCGCAGATCGCCGCCGGCGCAATCGATACCGACGAACTCGCCGCAGGTGCGGTGACTGCCGACAAAATCGAAGCGCTCGCCATTGAGGCTGGCAAAATTGCAGCGGGTGCAGTCGATACCGCTGAACTCGCGGCAGGGGCGGTGACGGCGGACAAGATAGAAGCCCTCGCAATTGAAGCTGGGAAGATAGCCGCTGGTGCCGTAGATACTGCCGAACTTGCAGCTGGCGCAGTCACGGCTGATGAAATTGCCGCCGGCATCATAGCTGCAGCGCACATGAACGTGGCCGAATTGTTTTTGATCACCCTGCAATCAACAAATTACGTGGCGGGATCTGCAGGATATAAGATAACGCGAACCGGCGTCGCCGAGTTTCAAGAGGTTGAGGTTCGTGGGGAAGTGTATTCGGAGCATGGATATAACGCCGGGGCAGCGTTCTA